ATCCTTTTTGAGTATATTGCATCTGCGACAGGCAGCCACAAGATTATCCAACGTATCCTCACCGCCCTTTGACTTGGGATATACATGATCAACCTCATTAGCCACATCACCACAGTAAGCGCAAGTGTAAGCATCGCGTTGTAACACCTTGACACGAATCTTTTTCCACCCCGCTGTAGCTCTATAAGGTTTCTTTGCCATCGAACTCATGCGTACAGTATATGCATACGTTGTCATTAGTGAGCTGCTTAGTCCAGCTAATCTCACTCTCATCAACTACGCATAGACACTTATTGCATACTATGTCCATTAGTGCCAGCCCTTTCTTTCCCAATGGCTCAACGCTTTACACGTATCGCCGTTATATCGGTGTTTTATATAATCTAAGTGTGCATCTATCTGTCTAAATGGGTTAAGCGTTCCATACCATTTAGAGCGCATCTGTCCTAGTCCTGTATGGCTTCCGTTCACAGCTTTATAATTCCAACGAGATTCGTGGTGTATTAGCCAGTTATAACACTCAAACTGATCCCAACTAAGTTTGTTATAGGCATACAGTTTTATATTCATAATGGAAGGCGGCTTTTGGGAATATGCTTTTTCCGTTGCAGCGAAGCTAACTGTCATTAGCATCGCTAAAATGACAATAGAGCGGCCTAATGCTAATCGCTGAAGTGCGCTGCCTCTCAGGCGCGCAAGGCGATTGAGCATACCAGACTTGTCAATAGCAAATACAAAAGTGCTGGTCAGAACGGCGTGTCGCATTTGAAATGTCGACAATTTATGAAGTTTCACTTTTTATCCTTACCCCAACCAGTACCCTTGAAATGGATTGCCGGTGCTGTAAATTGCTTAGCCATAGGCTGTTGGCATGGCTGGCACCAGATTGTGTGTTCGCTATAAATGTCAAATGACTGCTCTACTGTGACTGAGCATCCTTCACATTTGAAAGTGTAGATTGGCATGATTCGCACCTCACTCTATTTCCATAGATCCATAACCCACAGCCATAACAGCGGTGGATCAATAACGGCTCAGTAGCCACTAGCTTTAAGTAGGTAGACAAGGTCGGACAAAGTGAGAACAGCAACAAATTGTTCGACAGATTTCTCACCTTGTCCATTAAGACGTAGAACACCTACGCCTAGCCCTGTGGCTTTACGTTCATTGAGTTGGCGCATTAGCCCTGCTTGGTCTAGTCCCGTACGCGCCTTTATCTCAATGTCTAGCCCTTTTATACCGGTGATGTCGGAACCCTCGCGACCAGCACCAACCGGCAAAGCATGTTCCCATCCTTCGCGCTGAAGGTATTCTGCGACTATGCGCTGAGTGGCATAGCCTCTGTGTTTACGGCTTTGGTTGCTCATCTTTTTTCTTTTCATGCCACTCAATGATTGCTTCGACTGTTTCCATCGAGATATGTTCACACAATATGCCTAAACCGCCGATTTCCTGAAAGCATTTGTGATCTCGTTTAATCAAATAACTAATCATCCTGCTATCTCGCTCTCATCCTCTGGCCTAAACGACCAGCGACCACTCGGATCTAACACCATCCAGATAGCCTTGCAATGCTCTGTTTTGCGCTTATAGGGCAGGTTACACATCCAGCCTTTGTATGCGCCTTTAGCTCCTGTGCCTTCACGGCAGATACGCTGACCATGCTTACACATTGGCACAGGCTGTGCGCCTAGCTCGGTCTTTAACAGGTCTACCGCATCATCAAAAGCCGGCATAACGTCTGCCGGTGGCTCTATTGTGGTGTCCCAGATGATTTCATCGGCTGTATTGGTCTGCTCTAGAAACTCTTTTTGCTCTTTAGTGCGTACGCGTATGGGTTGCTTAGATTCTGTCTGAGCGTCTGCAACCTTAGCCATTTCCAGGCTGCTTGCTCGCTTTCCTTTAGCAGATAGTCCGAGATTTGCCAAGCATCGCCCAATTGCAGATGTTTCGCAGTTTTCAAACCAAAAATCGCGATCAACACCGCGATCCTTGCGACTACCACGTGCGTAACCAATAGCGGCAGGCTTAGCATCCACATAAGTCCGAAAGCATGTCGCTCTAAATACCACCACACCCTTTTCCTCGTCATTACTTATTAACTCCGTTTCGATAGCACCATCGGGATATTTGCTGTAAAAGTTATGGATGCGAGTGTCTACATCCTCATAATTCTCCAAGTTGAACATCTAGCGTTTGTTTCCCTTCTCTATAATCAAGCTGCTCTTTGAAAGTCCAGATTGATCCATCTGTCCAAGTCTGCGCCTCTTTAGCACAAGTAAAACAGTAATGCCTCTCAATGACTTTTCCGTGGATAAATGACGTAATCGACCAAACCGCCTGCGCCTGCCCATTAACATGGTTTACCCCCCATCTGGCTTTGCAGTATGAACACCAATCGCCCCTTTTACTCGGAGTAATCTTTGCCATAATCAGCCCAGTCCGTTCCAAGTGCCATTTCACCGGCAAGTGCCGCATAGCTGACCAAGTCCACAAAACTATCCCGCTTTGGAGTTTCAACGAGCCGTGAGATTTTGACCAACGCCATGCAGATACACACATCCAATGGGTCAATTTCCCTTCCGAAATAGCTACCCCATAACTCCGAGATTCGCTTGATATTGATTGCCGGGTGTCCGTACTCAAGTCCTCTGTCACCGATTGTGTCAGCGGCCTCATCTAGTATTACCTTTGCTGAAAACGCCTTTTGCCCTATTCCATCCATGCGCGTAGCCCTTTCGATAATAGTTTTCTTTTACCTTTTGGATATAACTGTAAAGCCCTGAAACTAACATGAGTAGGCCAAAACAGAAATAGACAATCTGCTCAGCTGTTAGGTTGTGCTTCATTTGTGCCCCTTTCGTTATTCCAAAAGGTACGGCATTTGACAGACATAGGAAAACCCATTATGGGCGTGTTGTATAACGTTTTGGTAACGGCCTAGCCGTATCGCTTGCCTTCTACGATAAAGGATCCATCGCGCTCAATCGGGATAGCTACTGGTTGCACACGCTTTTTGTCAATATAGATGATGCCAAAACCTTGCTGCCAGTTGAACGTTCCCCGCGTGTAATGGGCTTTAGAAACGTCCATTAAATGGCCTACCTCAAAACCTGTCAGGGTGCCGGTGATAGAGCCCCCAGAGGCCGTTGTATGGCTGCTAATGCCCATCCTGTGGGTGTGTCCACAAACTAGATTCTTTCCATGCCTTTTGGCTGCCTCAAGGGCTGTAAGGCCGCCCTGAGGCTTTGTAGACTGCTCATCACCATGCACCATTACCCAGTTTTCATGGAATTGGTAGGGCTTACGGTGGAAAGTAATGCCTAAGGCATCAAAGCCCATAAAGTTTTTATATTCTAGCTCTGGCAATCCAATCAGGCCAGGCAGTCTTTTGCTTAGTGAGTTGTAAAGTCTATCGGTGTGGTTTGATCTGACAATGTGGGTAACGCCAAGTTCGAATAAGACTTGCTGAGCTGTGTCACGATCTCGACCAATGGTTCCAGACCACTCATCCCGACCGGATGACCAGCGGCTAATTGTTTGAAAGTCGATTTCATCGCCCACGCATAGAACGTCATCAGGCTTGTATCGTTTGATGAAGGCTGCGATATTGCGGGTGGCTTTTGTGTCATGGAAGGGTACTTGTAAATCAGATATAACGACTAGTCGCTTAATCCTCGTCATCCTCATCCTCAAAGGGCGAATGGTCGGGATTGGTGACCGACCAATCGGGCAAGGCGGGTCTATGGAACGTGCTAGTCACGTAATCCATACCTTGCTCATGTGTGAAGCCTTGACGTAATAGGGCTAGATATGCTTCATGCACCTCAATAGCCCAGACATCAAGTGAAGTTAAAGGCTCGCGCTTATCTCGTTTAGCCTTAGCCGCTTTAGCGCGGCGTAGGTTAGCGAGTTCTCTTTTTGATAGTTTTCTTGCGCTCATTGGTTAATAACTCCAATACCATAGATTCCAACTTGTCAATACGTGCGACAATGTCTGAAGCTTGTAACATCGCTGGAACCTCATGCCTAATAATATAACGCAACCCACCGATAAGAATGGCAGCTATTGAAAGACACGCCAATACAAATGCTGCCCACTCAGCAGGTGTCATCGCCGACCGAAAGCTGGATCGTTAGGATTTAGCCAGCGGATTATTA